TTTGGCTAAAATCGGCGCCGCCTTGTGAGGAGAATTGCTTGATGAGGGTTTCCATCGCTTGGACGATCGGCGCTGCGGGATACTGCCTAATGAAATCACCCACGGCTTTGCCATGATCGCCCGCCTTTGCCGTCAGCCAGGTGGCAACCGCCTCGACCCGCTGCGGGCCGGCGGCGCCGAGCTGGGCGAGGTTGGCCTCGCGCGCCGCCGCCGCCTTGGTTTGCTCGGAGATTTTGCTGGCGGCATAAACCCCGAGCATGTCGGAGAACGTCTCCTGGTCCATGCCGCGGGCGTGCGCGATCTTGCGGGCGCTCGCGAGCTCGGGCGAGTTGGCGTCAAATTCGAACTTGACGCCGGCGGGAAGCTGGAAATTGCCCGGCAGCTTGGTCGCATATTCGGCGTCGGATTTTGGCAGCGTGTTCTTGCGGACAAGTTGTTCGGCCTGGAACGCGGTCAGTTGGTTGACGCGTTCGCCGAATTTGTCGTTGGGCCGGCCGCTGCCGGCATCCCATTCGCTTTCCAGAACGTAGGACGGCCTGGCCGGCGCGCTACTCGGTGCCGCCGGCGGGGAGCTCGCGGACGCGGCGGGCGGCGCCGCGCTGGGTGCGCTCGAGGAGCCGGACGGGTTCGGCGCTGTGAAGGACGATGGGTCGCTCATCTACGTTTGGATCGATTTCCTTGACGCCAGGCGCGAGTGCCTTTTGCAACTGTCGGGCCAATAAACGTTTGCCGTGAATTTCCCGCAACGCACCGGACGCATCGACGCCTTGCGGCAGGTCGTCGACCGCCAGCAGCGTCTTTTGCAAATGCAGATAAAGCACGCGGCCGTCGGGGCTCCGGCCGATGCGCACCATCGCCTCTTTGAGCAGGCTCAATTCTTCTTCGGCGCTCATATTTTTTATGTTTTTTACGGCAGCCCAGCCGCCTGTTGCGGCTGCGCGGTCGGGCCGATGCGCGGCGACAGCAATTGCTTGATCTGTTGCACCGCGCCGGCAACCTGTTTCTCGTCGCGGAATTTGAGCATTTCAACGCGCATTTTTTTCAAGAATTCCTCCATTGTTTTCTTGCCGTCGATGTAGGCCTTGAACTCCTCGGGGAAGGCCTGGCCGAGGATTTGGATGGCGCGCACCGCGGTGGCAATCTCTTGTTGCTCGGCGGCGCGCTGCGCCGGGTTCAACGGCGCCAGCCGGACGTTATGGCCGTCGACGCGCAGCGGTCTGATCGCGCCGCGCTGCTCCATGAGATATTTAAAGCGCAAGAAAATCTGCCGCACGCCCTCTTGCCAGAACACCAGGCCCGGAGTGCCGATGCGGCGCTGCGCCCGAGCGAGCTCGTCCATCCATTGCCCAAGCGTCGGCGGGGTGTCGCCGCGCTGTTCGGGATAGTCGACGTAAAATAGTTTGCGCAAGCGCCGGATTTTGTCGTCGACCGCATACATGGCGTCGGTCGCCGGGTGCGGCGTGTAAATCGGCTTGATCGCGCTTTCCGAGCCGACCCGGACCGGATAGCCCATGCCGGGCTCCAGCCCCTCCTCGATGGCGGCAAAGCTGTCGTCGGGGAAGGCGTAAGGCGGGGTGAGGTTTAATTCGATATGCTGGATTTTCTGGCCCTCGAGCTCGTCGACCTGGCGCAGTTCGGGCAAGCCCTGGATCAGCGGGCCGAGCGCAAAGGCCCAATCGGCGGTGGCATAAAACCGCATCGGAATGAGCGGGCACGAGCCTTCGCCGCGCAGCGTCGCGGAATGCACGACGCGGTTTTTGTACATCATGACGTGCTTCCACACGATGTCGCCGGCCTCGTCGTCCCACAGCCGCCAATAACCCCAGCGGACCTCGGTCTTGTGGTGCGGGGCGCCATCGATGTGGGCCTGGATGTCCGGCGGCAATGCGATGTTGCGCAGCAGCGATTTGACGTAGCGGTTTTTGGTGTAGCGGATGATGAACCGGTCATCGATCGTGCCATCGGGGCCGAGATTGATCTCGAGCTCGCGCAGCGGCACCGCCTGGGTGCTGACCGCGTCGGTGGTCGGCCGGGGATCGTTAATGAACATCGCACAAGTGCCGCAGGCGAGATCGGGATAGGCCGCCTTGGCGAACTCGGCATAAAAATTTGACGCGGTGATCGCCTCGAAGATGCTCTTGTCGTCGTCGCGGACCTGGGGCTCGATCTGATCCCATTGCGCCTTGGTCAGGTTCGGGCCCTTCTCGCGCTGGCACCATTGCTCGGCTTGCGGCAGAAAGGTGTTGGTTATTTCGGTGCAGAAATCGCCGACAATCTCAAAGCCGACATTGGTCTGTAAAAAGCCGTCATCGTGAAACGGCACGGTCGGCGGCTGCGACATCGAATTGATGATGCGCACGCGCAGCGGCGCGGTGAAGAAATAGGCCTCGCGCATGTCGAGTTCGAACGGCACTTTTTGCACGCGGCATTCGGCAATGCGGTCGTTGGCCTCCTCGTCGAGCTCGTGCGGGATGAAATCGCTTTGTTCGCTTTTTTCGGCCCCGGCCATCTACGCCCTCGCGCGCGCCGGCGCCGGCGCGTTGAGGCCAGAACCGCCCATGTTCATAGCGAGCGTGCCGTAGGCCGCCATCAGCGAGCCCATGTCGCCGCGGGCCTGGGTTTGCAGCCCGGCGACAAGCTGGTCTTGCGCGGTTTTCTCCGCTTGCACGGTGAGCGGATCAATCGGCGGCGGGGTGTATGTCGGGGTGTCCATCGGCGAGCAGCACGCCTCCTGCCCGCAAGCAATCGCGGAACAGCGTATCACAGCGCAACGCACCGGAGGATAGCCCGATTAAATGCGCGACCGAAGGTGCGCACCAGCCGAACACCGCCGGCTTCTTGGAATGCCGATCGCGCGCCGGCATTTGGATCACCGTTGCGTCGTGCAAATACTCGGCGATCAACGCGGTCGCCGCGTCGCCGCGGGCCACCTTGATCGAGGTGCGATCGAGCGCCGGATCAAAGAACAGCCAAGTGTTGATATGCGGCACGCAGCCGAAGGCGCGGACGTGCTTGAAGCGGCCGACCGGCAATCGCGTCAGCCAGACGGTCGAGGCTTTGAGCGCGAAGCACACCGCCCATTGCGTCGGCTCGCCGCCGCCGGGGTCGAAAATTATCACGCGAAAGCTCGGTGTTTTGGGTTGTCAGGCCAGCCGACCAAATAAGGGTGAAGCCGCTCAATCTCCTCAGCTAATTCTTGAACACATTTTTTCCCCAAGCCGGGGACACGGCGAATGTCGGTTCCCAAATCAATAATTTGTTGAAGGTCAACGATGCCAACTTTCTTTAGAGCGTTAGCCGTTCTCGAACTCATGCCAACGTGAGCAAGACCAAGTTTCCAATAATCGTCCTTAGGGGGTTTGGGTATCGGCTTACGATGTTTCATCCCGCTATCCTGCGCCCGACGCCCGGCTTGCCTTTCCAGACCCGGACCGGCATTTGCGAAACCGTTCCCATCGTCACTGCCTTGCCCTCGCCGCCGCCGAGAAAAAGATTCTCCCCGGCCTCGCAAATATGGCTGTACTGGTTTTTCTCCGGCACGTCGGCATGGCGCTCGCCGGAAACGCGAATGCGGCGCATGTAATAGCCGCCGGTCATACCGGTGATGTAGGTGACGCAGCGCGGGTCGACCAACAGCGACGACGGCCGCCCGGTCAGCGAGCGCCGCATCATCACCGCATTGACCGCCTCGTGGCGGACCGAGAATTGGTTTTGCGGGTTCGGCGCCGGGCGCACCCACATGCCATGTTCGCGGAACACCTCGAACGGCGTCTTGTCGGTGGCTTGGCCCTTCTGCTGCCCGGCCGGATCGCCCCAAAAATTAAAGCTATAGCCGGGATAGTACGACGCCAGGAACGATTTGAGCGCCGGCGCAAACTCGACCGCGGAGACGTCGCGGCCGATGAACTCGCGCTGGATGAACCAATCGCCGCGCAAGGCTTGGCCGATCAAAGCCGCCGGCTGGCGGCCAAAATCAAGCCCAACGACAACCGGGGTATGGTCGATCGGTGAGAGCGGCCGATCGGAGACATGCACGTCCTTGCGGAATTGCGGATAAACCGGGCGGCCGTCCATGTCGAGCGCCGAGCGGTTCATGATATTGGCGTCGATCCAGGCCTTGGTCTGACCGGCGGTTTTTTCCAGATAAAAGCCGGCCGGCAGATATTTCAGGTTCTCGGCGACCGGGTTCTGCCGGTAGCCGAGGATGCGGCCCTTGTCGTCGATGTCCTCGAGCAAGCCGGGCGGCTGGACATAGAAGCTCCAACTTGCCGGCTTGATGAGCGCCCGGCGCTGGTCGGAACTCATCCAATCCGGCGCCGCCATGTCGCCTCTCATTATGGGGATCCAATGGTCAGCGGGCGGGGCGTTGCTATCGAGGATAAGCCCGCCCCAGGCGCAGCCGCCGTCCTTGACCGCGGGATAGCGCGGCGGGCTCACCCGGCCGACCGCCTCGCGAATCACGTCGTATTGAGCGAACTGGCCTTCGTTGAACCAAATCAGCGAGGTCTCCAACGACATGAAATAGCTCTTGGCGTCGGCGATGTCCTCCATGGCCATAAACGTTACGTCCAATTCCAGCGGGCCGACGCGGACCTCGTGCAGATAGGGCCGGGTCTCGAAGAAGCGGCCGAACTGGCCGGCGCCGGTGCCGGGCGGAAACCAATCCTTCCAGGTCTTGATCGCGGTTTCCTCGAGCTTGCTGTATGTCTGCCCGCACCACATCGCTTTGCCCTTGCGGCGCACGTAAATGATATGCGTCGGCACTTCGACGCAATAGATCATCCCGGCGTAACGCTCGCGATACCAGCGTCTATACTGGCTCTTGGATTTGTAAGTTTCATTGAGGCGCGGTCGATACTTGCTTTCCGTGACGAACGTCACGTCATAGCCCGGCCCATTAGCGGCGATGCCGATAGCGTTGGCGGCGATTGAGTTAAACGCCTTTGCCGCCGATACGTTTACAACTTTACCGGCGCGGACGGCAATCTCCTGTAAATCGTTTGCTAGGGCGAACGAGCTCGTTCTGGCCTTGGTAGTGCCGTTAGAGGTCCATCCATCGCCAAAAATGAAACCTCTCAGGAACGCATCCAAATGTGCACGGCGTGCCGATTTAATCCAATAAGGAATTGCCTTCTGCCGCGCCCCACCAAGCATACAGAGTTCGTCAAAGAGCCACTTTGTCTCCGGCCTGACCAAGACGTGAAAGTTAATGCCGCCATCGGCCCGCTTCGCCTCGCCGACCAGAAGATTAGCTCGCTTGAACAAGCCGCGCGCA